CACCACTATTCTTCCCCCAGAAGTTTATGCTATTAAACTTAATGAAAGTCAATTGAGATTTGCTGCAACTGCAGAAAACGCTTTGGCCGTAATACCGACACCATTGACAATTAGTGCCGTTGGTATTGGAACTTCACACTCATTAACCACCGAGAAACAAAATACGAAAGCCTTAGTAGCTATTGATAATAATATTCAGGCACCTGTTGTTGGAACTGGCGTAACCACTAGACTCTCTTTCAATCTTAACAACGTTAAATCTGTTTTAACAGTAGATGATCCCAATCAGTTCTTTGGTGGAGATTTGATTAAGATTGATGATGAATACATGAAGATAAACAGCGTCGGTGTTGGAAGTACCAACTTCTTGGTTGTTGATAGGCCTTGGATGGGTACTGGATTAACAACTCACGTTGCTGGTGCGGTTATTGAAAAATATAAAGGTGATTACAATATTGTAAAGGATACTCTTAACTTTAAAGATGCTCCAATTGGTTTAAAACCACCTCTTGGCAGTGGTTTTGACGGAATTGGAACTAGTTATTCTTTCCAGGGAAGAATATTCTTGAGGTCTGCAGAAACAGGTACGACTAATGAAGCTTACAATGAAAACTTCCTGTTTGATGATATTAGCACCGGATTTAATGGAATCGGAAAAACTTTCACATTGACTCAAGATGAAGCAAACACAACCGGATTCTCCACTAATGGTACTATTGTTCTTGTTAATGAAATATTCCAATTCCCAGGCACGGAACATACTTACACTCTTAACGAAACTGGTGGAGTAAGTAAAATTATCTTTAGAGGTGATATTGGAACCGATGAAGATATTAATGTCGCTACCATCCCCGTTGGCGGTGTTATTATTAGTGTTGCTTCTACAGCAGGATTTAATTATCAACCACTGGTTGCTGCTGGAGGAACTGCAATTATTTCCGCCGGAGGAACAATCACATCTGTCAGTATTGGCAACAGTGGATCTGGATATAGAGCATTCACTCCCGGTGTTAGTACAAGTGGTACATATTTGATTCCATTTGTTCCCGAAGTGTTTGCAATTTCCACAACTTCTTCATTGTCCAGAATATCAATTGGTACTGCAGTGATTGAAAACGGAAATATTGTTAGTATTGCAATTACCAATCCAGGAACAGGATACACCAGCACTAATCCTCCCACAATTGAGTTTGAAGATCCACTCTCTTACAACAACTTACCTTTGATTCATACTTCCGATAGTCCAACCGCTATTGGAACTCAAGCCAAAGTCAATGTTGTTGTTGGACAAGGTAGTAGTGTAATCGACTTTGAAATTCAAAACTTTGGAGGTGGATATAGACCTGGAGAGATCCTTACAATCAATAGTGGAGGAATTGCGGGTATTCCAACTAATACCTCCAATATGGTTGGATCCGCAACTACATTACAAAGAGATTTTAGACTTACTGTTAGAGACACTTATACTGATAAGTTCTCTGCTTGGTCTCCTGGATTCTTTGATCCTTTGGATTCGATTGCATTTGATGGAATATCCAAGTCTTATGGATTGACTAAGGATAATCTTTCCATAACCATTAGATCAGCACCCGGATCTAATCTGGACATGCAATCTGCTCTGTTGGTATTTGTTAATGATATCTTACAGAAACCTGGTGAGGCCTATAGATTCACTGGTGGCAACGTTATTGAATTCACTGAGGCTCCTAAGAAAGATGATTCATCTAAAGTTCTTTTCTATAGAGGAAGTGGAGACATTGATGTATTTGACGTTGATGTGTTGGAGGAAGTTGAACCAGGTGATGCCATAACATTGGACAAAAATGAAGAGAAAAATATCGATGTTACTCTCCAACAAAATGAAAGAATTATCTCTGGAATTAAAACTTCAGATGTCGTCTTTACTAGACCATATACTAGTGTTGGAATTACTTCCGACAATGGACTGAAGAGACCAATTCAATTGTGCAAACAGACCCAAGATTATATTATCAATGGTGCGGAAGTTAACAAATCAAGAATTAGATTTGAGTCTAATATCTTACCTTCTACGCCCATCGTTAAATCTATCGGAGCAGGCACAACTATTATCTTTGTTGAGAGTGTTAGACCTTTCTTCAACTCTTCTAAAGAGAACTTAAGTGGACCAAAACAAGATCTTCAAATTCTCGATAGAACTATCAAGACTGGCGCAGCTTGTACCGCAGTTATTTCTGGTTTGGGAACAGTTTCTTCATACACTATAAGTGATGGTGGCGTTGGTTATAGCACCGCACCAACGGTTGTTGTTGGAATACCAACAGTATCTGATCCATTCATTCCAACCGGAACTGCAACGGAACAAGATACTGCCGTTGGATTTGGAACTGGCGGAATGCTTCTGTTAACAGAAACTACTTCCGATAATACGTCTTTCCAACTGTCCATGCAGTTTAACGTTACCTTCTTTGGTAAAGTATATAATCAAATATTTGTGGGATCTAATGGATATCTCACATTTGAATCTGGATCTGCGGTAAGTACAGACATTACTGCCAGAAACCCATCTGTACCAGGTATTCATGTTTGTCCCGGAGATAGAACTTTACAGAGACTATATTTCTTATCAGAACCAACTCGTTTCCGTGGAAGGTTTGAAGGATTTGATAGTGGATCTACTTTTGGATCTACTCCATTGATTTATGAGTTTGAACTCAACAGAGGAAGTTCTATCATTAAACTGAACACCGTTACTGTTTCTTCTGCAACAACTGGTGGTGCCACTAATGGTACGGACGCTGATTATCGATATCCATTCACTGCTGAAACTGGAGAGACTTGGCACATTTATACAGCTCCAGTATCTAGAGCAGAAGAAAACAGAGCGACTGCAACCGCAACTGTCTCTGCCGGCGGAACGATTTCTGCAATCACCGTTACCAATCCTGGTGTTGGATATACAAGTGAACAACCACCTCTCGTCATTATCGCACCCCCACAAGCAAATCATGAGTCAATTGATAACGTATCTTATGAAGGTGACTTTGGTATTATTAGTGGAATTAAAACCACCTCTGTAGGGTCCACAGATGCACTTGTTCTGGATCTTGTGTTACCAATGGATTCGGTCTTCAGAGACGCTAATACGGTCGGAACAGCAATAACTGTTTCGGGTATAGGTAGTGCAAACTACATTGTAGTATCCAATACAAATATTGGTCACGGCGTTACTTCAATTGATTCTACTGGCGCCACAGTTGGTGTTGGATCTACTTTCCTAGATAATGTATATGAAGTAATATCTGTTGGAACTGCTGCAACAGATGCATATGGCATTGGATCTACAGATGCCGTAACTCAGGTAACGGTTGCAGTTAGTAACTTCAATGGATTATCTGGAATGGGACACAGTGAATATTTTGGAGATTATTCATTCGGTATCATTAAAAATTATGTACGCAAAGGAACTGGCACCTATTCAGCAGTGTTGAGTGATGGTGTCACCGGACTCAGTTCTTCTCCTCTGATCGTCAGAAAAGAGAAACTGAAGTTTACTGGTTATAACTAACTAAATAGACAGAAGAGTACCCACTAGACATAAGTATCGATGGCTTCGATTATAACTGACAAGCTTCGCATTTTAAATGCTAGCAACTTTATCGCTGGAGTAGCTTCAACCGCAAATTCATATTACATGTGGGTCGGTTTAACTACTCCAACTGAAGAACTTTCCACATGGAATTCGTCTCCACCTTCACCGAAAGATAATTTCGATGAAGAGAATGATTATTGGGATAGTATGTTGTCCATGTTAAAATTGGACACGGCAGACTTGTCTCGCGTTGTAAGGAGATATTCCTGGAATTCTGGTACTGTTTATGACATGTATAGACATGATTATAGCAGAACCAATCCATCAAACGTCACTGGTGCTACTCATTTATACGACTCCAGATATTTTGTAGTAAACTCAGATTATAGAGTCTATATTTGTTTACACAACGGTACTGACCCAGACAACGTTAATGGAAAACAGTCCTTGTCTGAACCAACTTTTGTTGATTTAGAACCAAGAGCTGCTGGATCAGATGGATATATTTGGAAATACTTATTCACCATCAAGCCATCGGATGTTGTTAAGTTCCAAACGAATGATTATATTCCCCTGCCAGCTGATTGGTCATCAAATACAGATGTTGCCACAGTTCGAGATAATGCTGGTGTGAGTGGACAATTAAAGATTGTTACTATCACCGGTCGTGGAGTCGGATATGGAACCGCTGGAACTTTTACTGGAGTTCCAATCAAAGGAGATGGAAAAGGAGGCAAAGCATCAGTAACAGTGAACGCTGATGGAAAAATTCAATCTGTTAGTGTTTCCGATGGTGGTACAGGATATACATACGGAACACTTGACCTGAAATCTGCCGGTTTAAACGGAACCACTCCTGCTACTTTTAATGTCATCATCCCTCCAAGTGGAGGACATGGTGCCGATGTTTATAATGAGTTGGGTTCTAATAGAGTGATGGTTTACTCTAAATTAGAAAATAACGATATTAACCCAGACTTCATTACTGGCAACAGTTTTGCACGACTTGGAATCGTAGAAAATCCTTTAGCCTATGATTCTTCTAGCAAATTAACATCATCTCAAGCTTCGGTTTTGGGTGCATTAAAACTGGATGTCTCTTCTCTTTCCGGTGTAACGTTCACTGCTAATACCACAATTACACAAACTGTTGGTGTTGCATCAACTGCAGTCGCAAGAGTCGTATCTTGGGACTCAACAACTGGTGTTTTGAAGTACTGGCAAGATCGTAAAGTCGCTACTTCATCTACAGTTGGAGTAGATCCAAAATTCGGATATGAACTTTTGGAGTTCACCTCAAATCCGCCTAGTGGAGGTAGTTTAACAATTGTTGGTGGTTCAAGTAACATGTCCATTAGTACGGTATTTTCGGGTGTCTCAACCGTAATAAATAATAAGACATATTACCTCGGCCAGGAGTTTGATAGCGGTCTTTCCAATCCAGAAGTACAAAAACACTCTGGAAATATTATTTACGTTGACAACAGACCTTCTATCACTAGATCAGCTAGTCAAAAAGAGGAAATTAAAGTAATTTTAGAATTCTAAAACTATGGCTCAGGAAACCAATTTAAACGTAGCTCCTTACTACGACGACTTTGATCCTGCAAAGGATTATCATAAGATCCTGTTCAAACCTGGACAACCGGTTCAGGCTAGAGAACTAACTGGATTGCAGTCGATTTTACAAAATCAAGTTTCTAAATTTGGAGAACATTTTTTCAAAGAAGGAAGCAGTGTAATTCCTGGTCAACTGAGTTACTTCAGTAATTTTTATTGTATTCAAGTTGAAGAGAACTTCCTAGGTGTTCCGATATCTTTATACTTAGATAATTTGGTCGGAAAGGTTCTGACTGGTGAAACCAGTGGAGTAGAGGCAGAAGTAAAAAAAGTAATAAGATCAAACGAGTCTGAAAACAATAACACCACATTATATCTTTCTTACGTTGGTTCCGGAACTCAGTCTAACGAATCCATATCGTTTTTAGATGGAGAAAACCTTTTAACGAAAACAGTTGTTCCATATGGCAACACCAATATTGGAATAGGACAAGGTGTCGCTAGAACTATATCCGAGGATTCCTCTCAGATTGGTTCCGCTATGGGAATCACTGAGGGTGTGTATTTTATTAGAGGTTATTTTGTTCGTGTAGAAGAACAAATGATCCTCCTGGATCAATACGGAACCCTTCCTAGTTACAGAGTAGGTCTAGATGTAATTGAGTCTATTGTTAACTCCGACATTGATTCCCAGCTGGTAGATAACGCAGCCGGATTCTCTAACTATGCTGCTCCTGGTGCGGATCGTTTAGAAATAAAGGCGATTTTATCAAAAAGAGAGTTGAGTGATACTGATGATATTTCTTTCATAGAATTATCTAGAGTAGAAAACGGTCAGTTAAAAACCTTTACTGAAAGAAGTGATTACAATACATTTGCACAAGAACTGGCCAGAAGAACTTACGACGAGTCTGGTGATTACTATATCAAACCATTCAGAGTAAATGTTTTAGATTCTTTAGATAATAAAGAAGGAAATTCTGGACTTTACGAGGAGACTGAAACCACAGAAGATGGTTACATTCCTTCAAAGGACCTGATGGTTTATGACGTTTCCTCCGGAAAAGCATACGTCAAAGGTTATGAAGTTGAACTCATTTCAAATACTCTGGTTGATGTCGCAAAACCAAGAACTTTTGATGGCGCAGAAGAAAATATATCTTTAAAAATTGGCACCAAAGTTGAAGTAAATAGAACTTTTGGTAGTGCTGGTGTAGGTATCGCGACTACCGCTTTTGTTACTTTAAGAGATCAAAGAATTGGCGCTGCACATTCCTTACCTTCTGGCCAAGAAATTGGTGTTGCAAGAGTATATGATTACAATCTTGAGGATGAATATGTAGATGACACCAGTGCATCTTCTTTAAGATTGTTTGATATCCAATACCATACTCAAGTTCAGGCAAACGAAAACTTTACAAGTCTTTCAAAATCCAGTTTTGTTGAAGGACAATCTAGTTCTGCTACAGGATTTGTCAATGTCGATGTTACCTCAGGCAAAAACTTTACTCTCAGTCAGGTAAGAGGTAAGTTTTTAGTTGGTGAGAGATTGATCATTGATGGTGTAGCTGACCGTAGAATTGTTGCCTTTACAACTAGTTTTGATTCTTCTAGTGTGAAATCAATTCACCAAGAAGTGGGTGCAGGCAAAACTTTTAATAGTGATGTTGTATTGAACAACAGACACGCGATTGGAAAACCAATTACTATTGGAGCTCACACCGCAAATGCCTCTACCATTACGGCAACTAAGGGAACGTTCTCTGGTATTTCTACCACAGGATCTATTCTTGTTTATAATAGAGTTGGTGTAAACAGTGAAGCGTTTGCAAGAATCACATCTATTAATAGTGATGGATCTCAAGCGACTGTAGCTGGAATCACAACCGTTGTTGGTGTTTGTGAGGGTGGACTTCCAACTTCACAGACTGAAGTTAGTAATGCTTCCATAGCCCACGGTAACTTTATCAGTGATAATAACGGATCTTTCTTAATTCCACTTAAGAGAAATAATATTGCTGGAATTAATTTAAGAGACACAACTATTGCAATTAGAAGACAGTATAAAAATCTTACGGTTTCTGGTTCCACTTTAATATCGCCTTCTCTTGGAGAAAACTTCTTCTATCTTGCATTTGATGAGGAAAGATATGCTATTACATATGAGGATGGTTCGGTTGAACCGTTGACTTCTGATCAATTTAATCTTGATTCATCTACTGGTTTAATTACATTTAGAAACCTCTCTAAGGCGTCTGCTACTAATGTAACTCTGACAACCACTCAAAATAAAATTGATGTTACTCCAAAATTTAAGAGGAAACAAAACGCTGGTATTGTAACAATTAACAGATCGAAGTATGCTGAGTCTGGAAGTTCGGCAACTGGTGTTGGAGTCAAAGATAACGGACTCACATATAGTAGTGTCTATGGAACTAGAGTAGAAGATAAGGAAATTTCACTGAACACTGTTGATGTGAAAAATGTTCTGGCTATATTTGAATCTTTTGATACCAGTGATCCAGAACTCCCAACTCTGACACTAACATCCATCACTAGTCCAAATTCAACTTCTAGTGATTTCATTATTGGAGAAAGAATTATTGGTTCTCAGAGTAGAGCGGTTGGTAGAGTGATTCTCGCTCCATCTGGTAGTTCAATAAACTTTGTCACCCTAAATGATATTTCTTTCATTCCAGGAGAAACTATTGAATCCAGTCAATCTGGCATTAATGCTACTGTAAGTGCAGTAGCTAAAGGATCTGTACGAATAAGTGATAACTATACTTTTGACAACGGTCAGAGATCTGAATATTATGACTACTCCCGCATTATCAGAAAAGAAAATGCTACTGAACCCACCAGAAGACTGACCATTGTATATCAGTCATGTTATATCGAAAGTACTGATACAGGTGAAATTATCACCGCAAATAGTTATGGTGGAGACTCTTACAGTGAAGATGTTGCTCTATTTGATGGTAGAAGAACCTCTGATTACATCGATATCAGACCCAGACTGAGTGACTATAATACTTCGTCTACAACTTCTCCCTTTGAATTTAATAGTAGATCTTTTGTTGGAGATGCACAAGCACCAACCAACATCATCGTATCAGATGAAAATCTTCTGGTAAATTACACATATTATCTCGGTAGAATCGATAAAGTCTACATGGGTAGAAATGGCGTAGTTCAAATATCCAGAGGAACGCCATCTCTGAATCCTCTGCCACCAGCTGGTGTCAGTGATTCTCTTGAAATTGCAACGGTTACTATTCCACCATACGTTTATGATATCAATGATATCAAGGTAGAGGCTACCCAACATAAACGTTATACCATGAGAGACATTGGTAAACTTGAAAAGAGAATTACCAATCTTGAGTATTACACTGCCTTATCTTTATTAGAACAGGAAACATCTTCCTTACAAATTAAAGATGCTCAAGGTCTCGATAGATTTAAGAATGGTTTCTTTGTAGATAATTTTGGAGATCATACTGGACAAAACTTAGATGCTCCAGATTCTAGATGTGCAATTGATCCGTTTAGAAACATATTAAGACCCACTCACTACACGACTCAACTTGATCTAGAAATTGCCACCAGAAACACTGGAACAGCTGTATATGATATTGATGATCCAGATCTGGAACTTCTGGATACGAACACCAGAAAGACTGGTGATATTGTAACTCTTGATTATCAATTAAGAGAATATTTTAAAAATCCATATGCAACCAGAGTTGAATCAGTAACACCTTTCCTTATCACACAATATTTTGGAACGGTAAAACTTACTCCAGCTTCCGATCTTTGGGTCGATCAAAAACGTGTTAAGACCACTAAGATTGAAGTCGAAGGCGATTATTCTGCGACTATCAAAAAGTTAGGAATTAACGAACAGACTGGTTTAGGTGAAATTACTTGGGGATCTTGGCAGGAAACCATTACCGGTAGAACTGAAGAGGAGAATCAAACATCAACAGAGACTTTAAGCGGAACTGCTCCAGGTGGTGCCGATTCCAATCCAAACAACAACACATTTGTAAACTACGGTGGAACTGGTAGTTACACCAAAACTAAGAACTTCACTAAAGTAACCGAAACCGGAACGAAAAAGAGAAGTGGTGTTGCTAATCAAGTCAACGTTAAGATTGATACGGTAAGTCTTGGATCAGTTGTTCTCAACACTGAAATAATTCAGTATATGAGATCCAGAAACATTCAGATGATTGGTCAGAACATGAGACCAAATACTGTATGTTACACCTTCTTTGATAAGAAATCCGTCACCAGATTCACTACACCAAAACTCATTGAAATTGAAATGACTTCGGGAACTTTCTTCCCCGGAGAGACTGTTATTGGCATGTTGCCTGGTCAGATGACCTCTTCGCCAGTCAACCCAGCAAAAGATGAAAATGCATCTAAAGCTTTTAAAGTTAGAATCTGTAGATTGAATCATAGAACTGGTCCTATCTTGGATCCCAGCAGTTTCTATGGATCCAACCCATATAACAAGTCCGAACAAGTACCTGAAGATTACTCGACAGTAAGTAAGTTTTTAAATATTGATACTGGATCTCTGGCAAAAGAAGCTCAAGGCAACTTCTTTGGATATGCAGCAATTGGAATGGTTTTGCGAGGAGAGACTAGTGGTGCTATTGCTAGGGTAACTAATCTAAGATTGGTCACCGATGAATCGGGCGAAGTTAGAGGATCTGTCTTCATTCCTAACCCTAACGGAATTGGAAATCCATCCTTTACCACCGGTAAGAAGACATTTGAAATTTCCAGTGATCCAAATGGATTCAATCCACCATCTTCTCTGGTGACTTCTGCAAAAGTAAGTTTTGAGTCTGCAGGCACACTGGAAAATAGAGAAGAAAGACTGAAATTGATTAGAAATGCTCTGATTACTCAGAAGGCTTTCGTTGATCAAGAAACTTTCTCTAGAAACTTTGAGACAGATGTACAACTTTCTTACGATCAAACCGTAGTTGTAAGACCAAAACCAAATACTAGTGGATGTAGTAGTAGACAGATTGCTTTTTCAGTTGCAATTACTGCTGGTTACAGTTCTTACACCGCATATCATAGAGCTGTTCCACATAGTGCATACGATTTATCTTTCCTGATTAATCAACCAGGTGCAGAAAATTGCAGAACTACTGGTAATGAGAGTCGCGGTGGTCGTCGTAGTGGGCGCCGAAGCGGTGGTCGTCGCTACAGCCGCAGACGCGGTGGTCGGAGTCGCGGCGGTTCAAGTTCAAGAGCGTTAGCAACACAAGTTGCATCCAAGTTTGGATATAGTAGTTACACTGCATATCATAGAGCAGTTTCTCATAGTGCATATGACAGAAATTTCCTGGAGAACCAATTAAGAGGTGGTGGTGGAGGCCGTAGTGGTCGTTCTGGTGGTGGTAGATCCGGTGGCAGTCGTTCTGGAGGTGGTAGTAACAACAGTTCTGCGCCAAGAGCAATGGCAGCTGCCGTTGCAAAAGCCGCAGGATATAGTTCCTACACTGCATATCATAGAGCTAACCCTCATAATGCTTATGATACCAACTTCCTTAAAAACAAGTGTGGATACAGTGGAAATGATCCATTGGCACAATCTTTCATTGTCGAAGAAGAAAATGGAGTACATCTCACCGCCGTCGATGTTTATTTCCAGTCGGTAGACGATAATGGAGTTCCGGTAAGATGCGAGATTCGTACTCTTGAGGGTGGACTTCCTTCAGAAACGATTTTACCATTCTCTCAGATTACGTTGACTCCGGATCAAATTGATGTCTCTAATGACGCAACCATTCCAACCACATTCAACTTTGAAGCTCCAGTTGCTTTAGAGTCTGGTGAAGAATATTGTTTCGTTCTTTTATCTAACTCCACCAAATATGGTGTTTGGATTTCCAGAATGGGTGAAATTGACCTTACTGGTAGTTTATCTGAAGAACCAAATAACAACAGCAATAGAACAGTTGTTGCTCAACAACCTCTGTTAGGTTCTCTGTATAAGTCTCAGAACGCTTCTACTTGGACTCCAAGTCAGTTGGAAGATCTTAAGATGACTGCATATAAAGCAGAGTATGCAACTAACTCACCAGCAATCGTTACCTTCTATAGTCCAGAACTTGGCAGTGGTAATGATCAAATCGCTGTTCTCAAGAACAACCCAATCGAAGTACTCTCCAAGAGAGCAACAGTTGGTCTTGGAAGCACACTCTCTGCTTTCCAAGAATCTGTAATTAGTGCAGGAACTAGTATCAGTCAACTTGGTAGTGATGGTTATGGAATCGTAGTTGAAGTGAACGGCGCTGTTAAACAGGCTTCTAATAGCATAAACATCGTAAACGCAGGTGTTGGTTATACCCCAGCAACTGGACACTTCACATTTGCCGGAGTTGCTCTGACAAGTATTACCGGAGATGGTAATGGCGCTGAGGCAACAATCGGTGTTGTTAATGGTGGTATTACTACGGTCACTGTTACTAAGGGTGGAACAAACTACTCCGTTGGTGACGTATTAGGTATCGGTACTATTGGTCTTGGACTTGGTAGGAATGGCAAACTTTCCGTTGGTATCATCAGTGCATTTGAGAGTTTAGTGATCGATCAAATTCAAGGTGAGTTTAGTGTTGGAGCTGCATCCACTCTGTCCTATGAAGTTTCCGCTGGTATTGGAAGCACGTTACCTGGAATTAACATCAATAGAATTGATGTTGATACAACCAGAAATGGAACGCAATTTAAGGTAAGTCACAGAAATCACTGTATGCATTCTGATAAGAACTACGTCATTATCGACAATGTTCAATCTGATGTAAGACCAACCAACATTCTTTCAGATATTAATGCAACTACAACAGCAAATATTGCTGTTACTAATGCTTCCGAATTCTCTCACTTTGAGAATGTTGGAGTTGCTGCCAGTAACCCAGGATATGCTTTAATTGATGGAGAACTTATCTCCTACACAGGTGTATCTGGAAATACTCTCACGGGAATCACCTCTAGAGGTGTTGATTCTACGAGAGCCATACAACACCCCGCCGGATCGGAAATCGTTAAGTACGAACTCTCTGGCGTGTCTCTGAGAAGGATTAACAAACAACATTACTTCTTCAGTCCAACGATTACTGCACCTAGAGCAAGAGATCTTGATTATTACTACATTAACGTTGGCATGAACACCAATGGTACAGACAGATCTTCCGCAAGTAGTTTCCCAGAACTTTACTTCAACGAAACTAAGTCCAGTGGTGGATCAAAAGCAACTGCAACACAAAACATTCAGTTTGAGGCTATAACGCCAAACATTGGTTTGATCGCTCCAAAAGACACTAAAGTCAGCGCAACCGTAAGAACCATTAGTGGATCTAGTGTTGATGGTATTGAAGTTGATTTTGTTGATCAAGGATATTCCCCAGTAACTGTTGGACAACCCAATTACTTCATCAATCCTAGGTTGGTTGGATCTAGAGTTAATGAAACAAATTACAACTCTGCAATGCCACAGAGTAGATCCATGGTTCTTGAATTACTCCTCGAAACTCTCGACCCCAACACTTCTCCAATGATTGACTTGGATAGAGTCAGTGCTATCTTGACCAGTAATAGAGTTAATGCTCCAATTACTGATTTTGCTGGAGATGGAAGAGTAAATCAAACTATTGGTGATCCACACCAGGCGGTATACATTTCTAAGAAAATTGTATTGGAAAATCCATCCACTGCTATTAAAGTCCTTGCGGCAATCAACAAACCACAAGGTTCCGATGTCAGAGTTCTTTACAGAACTTTCCAAGGCGAAGATTTCGATCTCGAAAGTGGATACACTCTGTTCCCAGGACACAGTAATGTTGATGACTTTGGCAACGTTATCAACGTTGCGGATAATGATGGATCTTCAAACAGACTGGTGGATGCCACAGAATATAATGAATTCCGTGATCATGAATTTATGGTCAGTGACATTGAACCATTCACTGCTTTTGATATCAAGATTATCATGTCCTCCAGTAATCAATCTCTGCCACCCAAACTCAAAGATTTGAGACTCATCGCTCTTGCATAATATGAAATATCTTAAGGTTGAAGGAAATCCCGACCTTTGTCGGGATGCAAAATCCAAGGCCGTTGTTAACACAAATACATCGGCCTACACTGCTTATATGAATAGGATGAATAAATTGAAAGATGAGGAAGAGAGAAAAGAAAACGTTGATAGATCTCTATCTGAGTTGAGATCTGATATTGATGAAATCAAAAGTTTATTGGTTGAATTAATTAAAAATAAATAAAGTCAAGGAGACTAATTTAAGATGGCGCAACCCTCATCCAGATCAGAATTAATAACTTACGTTAAGAGAAGGCTAGGTGCGCCTGTTTTAGAAATCAACGTAGCTGATGAACAGATAGAAGATATTATTGATGACGCTGTTCAGTTTTATCAAGAGAGACATTCTGACGGTGTGATACAGACTTATATGAAATATAAGATCACGCAAGACGATATTGATAGAGGTAGAGCAGGTGGTTCCGGTGGAGTTGGAATTGCGAGCACAAGTGCTACGGAATCCATATCGGGCAGTGATGTAACTTTTACTTGGTATGAAAATAGTAACTTCATAAAAGTTCCAAATTCAATTATTGGAATTAATAAGTTGTTTAGACTAAATGGATCTTCCACGATTGGATCCAGTCTTTTCAATATTAAGTATCAAATATTCTTGAACGACATTTATTATTTCGACTCCATGGAGTTGTTAACGTATGACATGGTTAAAAGTAAGATGGAAGATATTGACTTCCTTCTCAACCCATTAAAAC